CGGGTGAAAACCCAGAATCCGCGGCTACCAGTGTTGGTTCAAGCCGTGAGAGCAGTGCTATGCACTACTTCCGCAACTTAGTTGCGTGCGTGCGCTAAGCGCACGAGTACCACGTCGGGGTGACGTGGTACTGCATCCAATACTTCGATAGGTCTATCGAAGTAGTCTTCCTCGTTCGGGAAGCCATCCGTGAACTCGGTGTAGTCCACGTGGAGCATAGCTCCAGGGTCGACCATGAAGTCGACGTCGCCTTCAAATGGCTTATACCAAGTGAAGACTCTGACTGACTCTATGTCAGTCAGCCTACCCATCATGTAGATGGCAGGGTCGAACAGTATGATGTTCGAGGTATGACCGTTCGCGGTCAACCATCTCTGCATACGTATGCAGAGTTTCTTGTCGCGCGTTACGACAAGGATGAACCGGGGAATTGTCTCCCGGTTCCGCAACTGCATCATTATGTAGTTGTCAGACTCAATGTATAAATTGAGTCTCGCCATTACCCAGTCTGGTAATGGGCGCATGTTTCGGATTGAGTCCAAAACATCTGGAAGACCCTGATCTTCCAAGGTGAGGTTATCCCTCACCCACTGGGAAAAAAGTTCCCCAGATCGTATTTGGGCCGTTGGCCCAAAACGCCAACCCAATTGCATTGGGTTGTGGAGACCTAAGGCCTCCATGTCTACGAAATAGTCGTAGCTATCCTGGAACACGAAGCCAGGATTCTTCCACGCTTCCAAGAAGTCGGGGAAGTTTACATACGGGTCATCCGTATGTCCAGCCGAATAACTTCTCTCCAACGAGAATGTCGGCTCTGGTGGGTCCAAACCCGCCAGAAGCGCCCTATAGTAGGCCGCTTTAGCGAGCTTGAAAAAAGCTCGCTCAGGTGTACATATATTGTCCACCTTTAGGGACCGCAGCAATAGCAGCCCCTCCTCCGTGTTAGGTTTGATCACGGAGTCTGAGGGAAGTAATTCCCTCAGTCCCTCCATTTTTGGAAGGTAGAGATGGTGTTTATGCACCACCTTGTCCGTGCGGTCAGACCGCACGTACCGATGTCCGGTCGTACCGGACATAAGGGAGGCCATTCTGTACATGACCTCCCTGGCGTTGCGGGATTTGTCCGCAACGACCCTCGCCAGGAAACCTGGAGAGTGGGGCATTGCCCCATCGCCCCCAATTTCTATGGGGACGTACGGACTGATACAGTCCGGCTCCTGCGGCACTAGTATGTGCTGCAGGAGGGACGCGCGAGTAAAGTACTTGCGTGCCTTCGGGTTGACGTTGTCAACCCATCGCGCCTCTTTACCAAGAAGCGCGAACCTACCCGAATTACTCATCGAGTAGGCGTCTACCTCAGATATTTGAGGTAGGAGGAGCCTGAATCTTGGGTAATCCAAGTATGACAGCTCCTCACCACGTCTCATTTGTACGTGGTTGGAGGACGATGCCCTTTGCGGCACAAGAGTCCCCTCCTCGCAGTAGAATGCGAGGTGACACGATATGTACGTGTCTTCTTCAGACACTTTGAATATCGTCTGAAGGTTATCGATCTGCGTCGATAACTGATGAACTGACGCACTAAGTGCTATTTCATCATCACCTACAAGTGTATACACTTGTAGGCGGCTCATGCGGCATATAGCGTCATGAGCGATGGTGAGGATGACCTTGGTCATCATGTCACCCATCATCCAGCCTCTTCGTCTGGATACCAGCTGGTAGCCACCAGCCTGGTCGGGAACGAAAAAGAATCGTTTCCCGTTGTACAGGGTCTTGCCCAGTACAGCCAGTGCACGAGGAAAACCCTCGTGCACCGATGACAGTTTAATTAGAAACTGCCATATCTGACTGCTTACAGTCAGATTCCCGAAGTCTGTAGCTTCGGAAAGATCTGTGCTCAGCGCATAGATCGTAGCACCCTCTGGAAGGTGCTGCCATTCCGCAGATTGCGGATTGAGGACTTTCTGTACAAACCGCCACAGGTGGCGGTCTGCTTTAAGCCCTGACTTTACATGCTTGTGCTGTAAAGTAGCCTGGTACATGTGTGCCAGGACGCCCATTATAACTTGATAGGCGTAAGGCGCGACAGTTATAGTACGCGCCTTTGAGGGTTCAACCACTGCGTGAACCCTCACGCACCTCACATATGTGGGGTGGTGCAGGACTGTTTGGACAGCCCAGCTCAGGACGTCCGTGGGCGTCCTGACGGGCCGGGGCTCTATGGCCGTCGGCTCGAGCGTTTCCATGTTATAAGTGAAACGCAAGACACGCTTCTTAGCAAGCGTGTCTCGGAGGAAAGCAGTCTTTCCTCCCTTGCCCCGAGAGCTCTCGAGGCAGGCAGTTGTGCCTACAGACACAACCGCGTTAACACCCATGGTGTTAACGGCCATCCTGGTAGCATCCAGGAGGTAAGGTTCAGGAATGAACACCCTTTCTGGGGGTTCCTGAACAGTTCTCTTGAACTTCTCAAGAGACTTGCGGATCATCACGTGATCCGCCATGCCCGTCGCCCTGGTTTGACACCAGGTCAAGACGTAGCGTCCCAGCTCAGCTGGTGACTCGAACCCTACCTTTTCGCGGTAGAGGTCGTAATATGGCACCATGTGTGCCATAGGCCGGTAAGAGTCAATCCTACCGGTGAGGGCAAACGACTTTCGCATGCCCTTCTTCAGATTCTTAAAATCTGATTGAAACTGTGCGTAGTTATTCGCACAGTTCTCTAACGCCCAACGCGTTAGACGATCGACCTGAGCTTCGCTCGGGTCGTCCGACGTACAGTAGTACGCCAACACCGCTGCTGTGGCGGTGTGAAACCAAGATCTCACTTGGTTTAGCCTGCCGGCTTCCAGTCGGCGGCGTAGCCTTACTTTGAAGGCCTGCGAAACCTTTACATAAAGGTTTCTCAGCAACACTTGTTGCTGATCCCTCGGACACAGGTCCGAGAGGAAAGTAGGTGCGCTTCGCGTACCTAAAAACCTTTCTAGAAAGAAAGGCTGTATCCGACGTTCAAACACGTCGGCCACACTTCTGTTTTCACAGAAGTAATCCTCGAGTCTTTGCTCGAGCGTGGAACTTGGTTCCACGAGGATTCTGGGCCCCACCCTGCCTATGGTAGGTAAAGGGGGTGCCCAGCGATACGTCATCAGTGAC